GGCTTTTTGTCCACCAGCAACGGACGGTGCGTTAGGTCTCGGACTGCCAGGGTTACAACTGCTGCCAGCAATCGGATTTCAGGTTGAGAGTCCACGTTTGGCCTTTTCGATTGCTCGGTTGATCCAGGTTGGTGGGATGGAGATTTCAGCCGAAACGTAGTAGATCGACTGGTAGGGGTGGGAGACGTAAACAGCGTTGACTGCTGCGCGGTCGTCCGGCCCTAGTTTCTGGATGACAGCGTCAACTATCTTCGCGTCGGTCTGATCTGCAAGAGGTTCCTTGCGCTTCCATGCTGCCCAATTGTGTAAACGGTCTTCCATTCCATTCCTCTGAGATTGCGCGGTATCGTTCTGACCCGCAGGTGTGACAAACGTAAACTTCTACAACGGAGTGGTCGCTGATAGATCGGTCGATGAGTCTGAAATCACTTCGGCAGCAGTTCATGGCTTAGAAACCTCAGTTCGACAATCCGCGCACATTCCCGCAGTTTCGATACGTTGGTGCGTTTCATGACTTCGATTGCAATGGCTACGAATGTTTCAACTTCAGCACGCTCATCGTCCCCCCAACCAATCAGTTCTGCAATACAAGACTTGAGTCGCTCGTCCTTCAGCTTTGCAACGGTTTCGACAACGTATTCCAGGTCATCGCGTGACAGAGCATTCCGTTGTTGCAGCAGTTCGATCATCCGGCCTGCAATCTGATCTACGGTGATCGGATCTTTACGCATTTCGTTCGCGTAGCTTGGCTTCGATCTCTTTCACCAGACCGAGGAACCCAATCGTCGCCATCCCACCGATGCTGTACTGCGTCGGGTCGTAGCCGAAATGCTGCATGGCTTTCTGAATCGGCGCTTTGATTTCATCGTCTGTCAGACCTTTCCACTGGCGCTGGGAACGTAACTCGTCAATCTCCTCTTGCATCCGAGCCTGAATCATTTCATCGCTGACGATGCCCTCATGATCCGGGTGCTCCTCGCACCGTTGTTGCCATGTCTTAATCATGTGTTGCGCTCCCGGAGTTTGGCTTCGATGGCTTCAGCAAAATCCAGAACATTCTGATGCGCCATGCAGATGTGATATTCGACCGTACTTCCAGGTGGAGCGGCATTGCATTGCCATATCTCGTCTGCTGTCAGTCCTTGCCACTTGCGATAGTTCATCTTGGCAACAGGATCGTCCCACCATGTAGGTGACGCAGGCAGGGACTCGAACCCTGCACCACTCTCCGCTGCCGGAGGCTCTACCCTTCGAGCTACTGCGTCATTAAGATACAAAGGAATTCGTCCGTCCCCACTGCTGCCGTATGCAGTCCATGGCCTGCCGCTTTTCAATGCCTCCAGCGCCTCGGGGTATATCCATGCCACCGGCTCCTGCTTCTCAGACTGCTCGATGGCAGCGCGGAGGGCGTTTTGGGCTTTCAATACATCGTAGGGTTCGCTTAGTCCGTCCAGCGCCTCCAGAGCCTGTCGCATAGCCTCAATGCTCATGATGCGTACCCATCCGAAATGACTTTCGCCTTGGCTTCTTCTATCGCACCGATCAACATCAGCCGGTCAGGCACCATAGATGTCTTGATCTTGAACTGACCGCGATCTTTCCAGAACGACAAGATAATCACTGTGTCTGGGTTCTCGTCCATCACATCTTGCAGAGCTTCTTGTGCGGCTTCTTTGTATTGATTGGGAATGTCTACAGGTTTTAGTGCGCTCATTTCCATTCTCCAAATTGTCGATACATCGATTCAAACTCACCATCCCACGGAACAAACGACCGTGTGCCATCGTGCATAGCCCACTGCCGATTGCATCTGGTGCAACCAACCTGCCGAGCGCCGGGATTAAACACTCGATGCACCACATACTTGTGACCAAGAACCGCGCACAGAAGTCGTTCTATCAGGCTCATTTCTGTCTCCACAAAAACCGCAACGTCAGGCCGTCAACGAAGTTCCGCTTGAACCGCGTCTCTGGCGCCCAGATCACATAGCCAAGCACGATGCCAACTGCGTAGCCGATGAAGAATGCTTCTGTCATGCCTCCCCCTTCAGCACTTTGGCTGCGTGCAAATACTGTTTATATTGTTCCCCAGACCGTTCATACAGGCGCTCAAGCATCAGCACGCACCGATCACGCTCGTAGGCTGCAACACGCTCTACAACACGCATCAGAAAGGCCAGATCCTTCTCTGGCGTCTCCGATAGCTCCAAAAACGCTCCGGCCTCGGCAGCGATCTTTAGAATCTCGTTTTGGTTCATGCTTCACCTCGTGCGCGGATGGCTGCGGCGCAACGTCGCGCTTCCATGTCTTCTCGATTTAGATCCCCCATGAACCTAGACTCGCACAACTGAGCACACGCCTCTCGTTCGGCTTCTATGCCCATCTTGTACTGCTGGTCCAACCGCTTCTCAGCTTCGTCAAGCTGGCGATACAAGTCTGTGATTCGGGATTGCAAAGGTTCTGCGACAAGGGCAGCGAAACGTTGAAGAAATGCAACATCCTTCTCCGGCGTCTCAGACAGTTCTGGAAACGCTCCAGCCTCCAGCGCCATGCGGATGATGTTGTCTCGATTCATCGCTCCAACCTACCATCTGGGTTGCCATCACCGTCAACACTGACGGAGGTAGCTGGGACTTCGTAGGTAGACCAACGGTGCCCACACTCCACGCAATCTCTAAGTCGCCATTTCCAGCCGAATCGAGTATCTCGCCTCGACTCCTTAACCTTGCTTTTCCAGTCTCCACACTCAGGACACACGGTTTTCCCCTGTAATGATGATCGGCACTCTGTCGCCAAACCCTGCAAACGTCAGCCTCTCCAACCGGCAGTAAAGCGTCCTGCGAATGATCTGCTTACCGTTAAGAGGTAACCGCTTGCCTGTCAGGTGGTACTCCACGATTCCCTTACAGTCAGCGATTAGCGACTCAACTATTTTCTGCTCGTTTGTCATGACTGTGTATTAGGGGAAACCCGTAGCTTTGCTTTCATCTCTGCCAGTGCAGCCCGACCAATGTCTGTCTGAACCTTCGGGGCTGGCAGCGCGTCGTAGGTTCTGTGCTCTACTCGGTCGAAGTCCTTGCACATACCGATGAACTCGGAGAGGTTGGGGGGCCATTCGCGTTTCTGATGCGGTAGAGCCTCCATAACCTTTCGCAAAACATCTGGCTTGCAGGATTGCAGGAAGTTATTCCAGGCTTCCTTGGCTGGCATGATCGCGTTGTCGTCATGCTCAAACATGACCTTAAACTTCTGCGCCCCGTACAGAGCGACAAACCTCTCAAAAACTCGGTCCGCTAAGTGCATTTAGTCGCTCCTGATAGTCAGCATCGATAACTGTCACAACGTCTGGCTGACGTCGGCCCATCAATAAGTCCATTTTGCGATCTTGCTTGGCAGTTTGGGAGTCGCGGGGAACCCTAGTGCTCCGCACCCAGTTGCGCCATGTCGCAGTCCAGTCAGCCTTCAGCCCCTTGCTCCCAGGCTGGGCGATCCAGTAGTCGCGGAAGGTAGCGAACACCTCTACCGGCTTCAGGTCTGGACGCACCTGCTTGCAGAAGTCAAACCATTCGTCAGGCATCTCCTGAAGATCAAAGCGCGTCGAGCGCGGTTGCTTTTCTTTTATATGGTTACTGGTTACTGGTTCTTGGTTATTGGTTAGTTGAACATCTGTTGGCTGGGTGTCTGACACTTGCTCAACAGGTGTTGAACTAGTGTTAGCTCTGTGTTCAGCAGATGCTTTACCAGCCTTGCTACGCTTATGGATAAGTTGCTTGTATTCTTTGATTTCAGCGTCACAACGCGTGTGATGCCAGCATCCGTCTTCGAGCCTGAAGTACGAAACAAGGATCAGTTGGACGGTCTTTTCGTCTATCCCTAGCTGAAAAGCCAGTGCCTCGATGTCGTCTGGAAGCGGTCGCTCCCGGTCGTAATACATCCAGATCAGACGAAGGTACGCCATTGACTGAGCATCTGTCAGTCGAGCCGTAGCCTTGATGAAATCACCGATGTGGTGATGGTAGTAGTGCACGAACAATCTCCATCGGTGCTGGCCTATCCGGTGGAAATTCCGGCAGGTCACACCCAGGACGGGTTAGAAACGGTCAGATAGACCAGCCCGATAAAGACTGTCTTGCTGACCTGCTATGCGCTTTCCACGGCGCAGAACCGATCATACAATTGCAATGCTGCGCTTGCAACCTTACGCCAACCTTACACGCGAATCTTGCCAGCCTCGCACAGCGCAACCAACGTCTTGCGGAACGCATCCTCCCACGCCTCCCGCCGTTCCTCTCCTGTCATCTTCGACCCCTGGTCGATAGCAAAGTGGCAGTGCTGGCACAGTGCAGCGGTAAAGCAGTCGTGCGCCTTCATCCCCATCCCCTTGCCGTAGTGTGACCAGTTGGCATGAGCAGCTTGCGTCTGACCGTCTAGACCGCATCGCTGGCAGGATAGAGAGGCAACAGCCTTCAACCATGACTTACTGCGGAACATCTAAGCCTCGCTCAGTCTTGATGAACGCTCCGTGGTGATATGCCCGCAATATCTGCTGGCCTCCAAACCTTTCCATAAGACTGTCTGCAATTTCTTCGTGAAACCCTTGGTTTACTTGCTTAACAAACGCTAGCAAGTCCTCAACCCTAATCATTGCTTCAGATTTGATCTGAAGGTTGTAAGTGATCTTCTTGTTGTTGACTGGGCATCGAGCGGTAAAAGTGACCTTGTACTTATTCAAAAGATTGCCCCTTGTAATGGTTGATGCTTCCAATGATTTGGTGGGTTTTGCTTGTTGATTGCCTTTGCCATGCAACCAGCGCAAACCTTCTTTCCGCTGTGATTGACAGCAACATTAGTGCTGTCTGCGCTTGCTAACGGCCATTGCTGCTCGCCTTGTCCCAACATCCTTAGCCCATGTACCCAAGGCAGTCGCTGACCAAACGTCTTATGCAGAGCGTTGAAAGACTCGTCCATCCTATGCGCCCACTTCGGACTTCCAACCTGCCAATATTCACCAGCTGACCCGAAACACACCCGCCCCCAGTCATCGCACAACTCAAGCAGGTAATCTATCGGCAGACCAAGATGCCAGACTGGGATTCCGTGAGTCTTGCCAAACGGCCATGTCTTTGTCATCTCTCGCTGTTGTTCGACAGTTCCGTCGATAACGTCAGGAACAACTGCCCAGTGCGGATGCGCTAGGATTGGGTCAAGCCAGTTGTACAAACCTTGCAAGTCAAACTCGACTCCTAGTGTCTTGCAAGAGAACGCCCCGTTATCAAGCATGAGTGACTGCCCGATTTTTAAGCAAATCTTTAGACTGTCAGGACGGAAAAAGCTAACGCAAAAATGCTCACCTGCCATTGACTCAAGAGCGTGCTTTGGAGTGACTGGTGTTCCGTGATAGTGAATCATGTTGTTTTCTTAGCTCGCCTTCCAACTCTCGCCTTGCTGGCATCCCTCTGGCCTTCTCAACCTGCTCCAGATGCTCTCGGCGCTTTTTGATCGGCCATCTCAGCACAGTGACAGCCTCGCAGTGCAATGCGTACTCTCTCGACTGTAGTCCGACTATGGAGCCATCAGGGAGAGTGACGAGTCTTGCGCTGTCATGTCGTTCGCCGCACGCAAAACAGACATCTCGTCCGTCTGCGTCAACCCGTGATTGATCGCCCATGCTAAAACCTGCTCAACGTAATCAGAAAACTGCGCTTTCGTCAGCCCTGTTGTAGTCGGCTCTGCCTCCATCACCTGACCGTTTGGCAACTCCAACATCCTCCCAGGTAGATACCGAGTCTTGAAGTAAGCGTGCCAAATGTCTGGCGAATGCTCTTGACCCTGCGGACGTATCTGCTCGCTGATCGCTGACAGTGTGGCCCAATAGAACGAGTTTTGGGCGCTTGTTCTGTTGGGTGGCTCTATCCGTACCACCCAGCCTTTTCGAGCGTTTTTGACGGCCTCCAGCGCCCTCTGGCGGGCAGTGTCGTGCGCTAGGGTAAAGATCACAGTTCCACCTCCTTCAGTTGCCAGCGGTTTTTCTCTTTCCACCACCCATGCAGGACGATCCTCCAGCCTGAGCGAATCATCTCCGGATAAGCCTCGGCCTCCTCTATTTTGTGTTTCCTGGCTGACAGGTTGGACTTGCTCGTCACCTGGACGGCTACTGTTTCCCCGTTACCGATTGCCAGCAGATCGATGCAGCCCCAGAGGTCGTGCTTGCGCCTCGTAAACGAGTTGTAGTGCTCAACGGTGGCAACCATGTAGCCCAAGTCGCGGAGGTGCGCGGTTGACCTAGCTGTTAGCGACATACTCGACCTGCACGATTTCGATGGACTTGTACTGCGGACACAGGTCGCCCAGCTTCACCACTCCACCCGTCATGTCCTGAATCTGCAATGCCCTCTTGAGCGGCACCCCCTTGACCTTCCACGCATTCATTGCCTGCCTGCTGATGTTAAGTCGCTCGCACAATTTGCCCTTCGTGCCGACTAGCGCGGCTGCAAGATTGATCGCTTCGTCCACCGTCATGCTGACCCCTAAATTGTAAAAGTTGTAAAAAATGGAATGTTTGCGTTGACACAGGGATGCAGTCTACTTTAATATTCGTTCACGGTCAACAACAACAACCGAGGACAACATGAGCGACTACTACAGCATCGACCTGTACTGGATTCGTGAAGACGAGCGCCAGGACGCAGCAGACCAGCAACAGGAGTGGGAGAGCGAGCAGATCGCTTGCTGGCTGGACGTTGCTAGCAGCGCAGAAATCAACCAAGTCTGGGCTGATCTGGACTATGACCTCGGCGCTACCACCGACAAGATGGTCGAGATGGTGCTGGACGGGCTGGACGCCAAATCGTGGCTCAAGCAGCACATCCAGAACATTGCAGAAAAACAGTTCAGCGACTGGAAACGTTGCTCAGCAGCTGCATACAAGGAGCGGTCATGAGACACATTGCCATCATCGCAGCAGGAGTAATGCTCGGCATCACCGCAGTCGATTGGAGCATCGGTTCAACCTCAACGATAGGAGACTTTGTTTGGCAACTCATCTCACGGATTTAGAGTTCAAGTGGACCCCCGGAGTCGCTACAGACGTAACTCAGACCTGGAAGCGATTCGGGTGGGTTCCACCAAGCGAGCAGGAACATTACACAACCAAGTGGAAGCGATACAAAGGAGCAGGCAATGAAACAGATAGCAGCAGCACTGGTCAAGTCACAGAAGGCATTCGGACCAGCATTAAAGTCCTCAAGCAACCCTCACTTTAAGTCGCGCTACGCTGATCTTGCAGCTTGCGTTGAGGCAGTCATCGACGGGCTAAACGCAAACGGCATCATGCTCATGCAGCATACGCACGAGTGCGAGGACGGGGTGATCGTCGAGACCGTGTTCGTCCACGAGTCTGGTGAAACGCTGTCAGCCGGTAAACTCCATGTCCCAGCTGCAAAGCAAGACCCGCAGGGATACGGCTCAGCCCTGACCTATGCTCGTCGCTACAGTCTGATGGCAGCTTGCGGCATTGCTCCAGAGGACGATGACGGTAACGCTGCATCTAAGAAGCCAGCGATTGACCCAGCACCGTATCTCAAACAGGTCGCTCAGGCTGAGAACCTGGACGGACTCAAAACAGTGTTTGCTCATGCCTACAAAGCACTGAAAGACACAGAGTTTATGCAGCAACTGGAAGCAGCTAAAAACACCCGTAAGACACAACTGATGGAGGTGAAGTAATGGAACCCGCAATCCTGTTGAATGACCAGCAACGTGCCATGCTACGCGCAGCAGCTAGGGTCGGTCGAGAGTACGACAAGGACAACCGCGCACTGGCTATCGCTATCGCGCAAGTCAAGAACGCCAACCCTAACGCATTCTGGACGCCTGATACGCTTATCCTGCGTAAGTTCCACCACGCTCCAAAGTTCCCGATTCCTCACCAATACGCTGCGGTGCAATCATGATCTACACCAACGTCCACCGCGTGACATCAATCAAACTCACTGACATCGAGTCGAACGAAACTCAGTCCGATCGCTACTCGGTACGGAAGCTATTCATTCATGATGACAACGGTAAAGTCCTCGAACTCATCTTGTTTGCCGAGGACGCTAAATCTCTGGAGGTGACAATATGAATTGGCCTGGACTTGCACGACACACAGACCCGGACACCAGTCACGATGCTGCTAAGCGTATCGATGCCAGCAGAATTGAGATGATCGTGCTGGAGGAGTTCAAACGCGCCAAGAAAGGTCTGACAGCAGACGAGTTAGCAAAGCGTCTGCCAGGACTGCCGCTCAACACGATAACGCCACGCATAGCGCCTTTGGTACGCAAAGGCTTCCTGATGCCAACCGGACGCAGGAAAGCCTCGTCTGGACGCTCTCAGAGGGTTCTGGAATATGTAGATCCTGCCGACTTCAAAGAACAGTCGCTGGACTACTTCAACCGCTACATCGCTGGGGATCGATAATGAAAAAAGGTGTACTTCAGGTTAGCAATACTGATTTGCTTCAAAGTCTGTCAAACGTCTTAATCATCCTTGTACGAGGTAAAGACGAAATTGATGATGATGAAATGCTGAAAACCATTGTCGTCCTGTCCAATGCAGTTGCCGTTTTGTCGGAAATCGTTCTACGGGAGCGAGACGATGCTGCAACGGACTGATGACTGGTATGCCGACAGGCTCGGCCATGCGACCGGGTCACGTGCAAGCGACATCCTAGCTGGCAAAGACACAATGGCTCGCAAAGGCTATCTGACCCAGATAGTCACGGAGCGACTCACAGGTCGAGCACAGGACTCGTTTGTCAACGTTGATATGCAGCGCGGCATCGACATAGAGCCAATGGCAAAAGCGGCTTATCAAGCCTCGCACGAATTGACGGATGACGTTGGGTTCGTAAAGCACCCGCTTATTCGTTGGTTTGGTGCCAGCCCGGATGCTCTTGTCGGGACGGATGGTCTGGTCGAGATCAAGTGTCCCAGGTCAACTACTCACCTGGACTACATCCAGTCAGGCAAGCCACCTACGAAGTACGTCCCGCAGATGCTGGCTCAGTTGTCCTGCACTAAACGGAAGTGGGTGGACTTCGTTAGCTTTGATGACAGGTTCCCCGAGCATCTTCAGTTGTTCGTAGTACGGTTTCAACCAACACAGGAGGACATCGAGAAGTTTGAAAGCAAGGTCAAAGAATTCCTAACCGAAGCACAAAACCTAATGGAAAAGTTATGCCCATCGCCTACGAAGTAATTGCAACAACCGGAACCTACACCAACAAGCAGGGAGAGGAGAAGAAACGCTGGCAGAAGATCGGCGTTGTCATGCAGACCGCGAAAGGTCTGACGCTGAAGATGGAGTCCGTCCCTGTCGGCTGGGATGGCTGGGCAACGTTGGCTGAACCAAAGGCACGAGATGACTCACTTCCCCCCTTCTGACCCAACCAACCCCGACCACTACAAAGGCGCGGTCGAATGCATTGACGCGATAACGGTGGCAACAGAAGGCTTGCAGGGAATAGAAGCCTTCTGCACCGGGAACGCTATCAAGTACCTCTGGAGGTGGAAGAAGAAGAACGGCAGAGAGGACTTAGAAAAAGCTAGTTGGTATATCAACCGGCTTTTGCGATCATTGTGAGCGCATGGGAGCGGACTTCTTCCACCCTCCGCTCCCAACCCTTACCGAACGTCTCCCAGGTCTTCAGTTCCCGCAAAAACGCCAGACGCTTGTCGCAGTACATATTCACCAGATCAGTATGAACGATAGCCTGTGCTACACGCAGAGTCATCGGTCCGATAACACCGTCAGGCTGAGTTCCGCATACCTCTTGGAGCCACTTAGACGCTCTGCCAACACCACTGTTGACGGACGCATCAAACACGCAATAGTCAATCCCTGCTGGCAACTCATCGCCTTTTACACGCTGCCAGTATTTCTCTTGATAGAGCGGAGCAACCATCTCAGGGGTTAGTTCGCGCATCTGCTTTTCGTCTACGTCGTGCTTGACCCACTCCTCCCATACACGCTGGGTGACTCCTAAGTTAGTTCTGCCTCCAGGATCTGCCGGATGCGAAACATAACCCCCTTCCGACTTCAGAACGTGCGCGAGTGCGTCTTGCCAAGTCTCTTTCACTTCTTACCTTTCATGTCGATGATTTTCTCAAGCGTCCGGCCACCAAAGTAAAAGCTCATAATTAGCATCCCCCATTGGCCTAGTAGCTCAACGTATGCCTGATTCGTGTTCTTGTCGAATGCCGACATCATCGCAAACGTAAAATAGCCGAGCAGGATGGCAATCAGCGTCATCGGTCGGATGTTCTTCGACAGCCAGCTATCGCTAGCCATATCAGCCTTCAACCTGTCGGTCAGGTTGTTCTGCTCGACCTCGAAAAGTTTTGTCTCGTTGGCTAGCTTTGCAAGCTCACCGTCCTGGTGAAGTTTTGCAAGTTCTTGTTTAGCCTTATCCGCTGCCGCCTGATCTGGCAGCACTCGGTCTAGGATTTTGGAGCCAACCTCAAGCAGTGGGCCGAGTGGTAGCATCGTCGTCCTTTTTTGCAATCATGTTTGCAGCAGCATAGGCACCCTTACGTCCAGCGATACCACCTACCGCGCCGATACACAACAGCATTACATCTTTCAAAATCGCTAGGAATGCTTGGTCAATCGGCGCAATCTTGTCCTTATCCTGCTCGACAAACAATACGCCACCAATAATAGCCATCACACTGATGACAAGTATCGCTGCCAGCGTCAACAGGATCGCAGCCCAAACGCGAACCTCGATTTCTTCCGTCGTCATTCTCACTTGGCAATCTCCGCTAACGTCACCATCATAATAACGATGGCGAGCATGACAACAACAACGAATTTCAGCGCCCAGGCCACGCTTCTAGGATGTAGCTGACAAGGTGATAGAGAATGA